GAAAAATAAAAAAGGTACTGTACCGGATCGGTATGCGCGGGTACACACTAGCGCAGAAAGTGGCTAGGGTCTGTGTTTAAGGGGGGTTACTTTATAAATGATTGATTTTAAAGGGTTAATTCACTTGGTAAAAATGGACAGAGAAGGTGAGTATAAAATTACGTTTACAATCCCTTCTTCTGAGCGAGAAAAAATGGTATTTCTTCAATCAGCCACAGAGGAAGTTCTTGATATCTCTATAGAAGTTGAAGGTGTGAATACGGAATTTGATTTAGGAGTTAGCGGCCAATGAAGGAGCAAGTCGGCGGTCTGAAAGACGTTGCATTTTTATTGAACTTATCTGTTGAGAGGATTTATCAGCTTGCTAAGGCTGGAACGGTTATAAAGTTAAGTAATGACAAGTACGACATGATAAAAAGCAATCATGGGTATATCCGATATCTCTCACAGTTGGCAGGGCAAGGTGGTGAGACGTTGACAGCCGCAAGGACTAGAGAGACCACGATAAAAGCAGATATTTTGCAGGCGCAACTAGAGAAAATACAAGGCTCTGTTGTGGATATTGGCATTGCCCTTGAAATATGGCAGGGTGTCCTTGGTGCGTTTAAGTCTAAAATATTTAGTGCTAGTGTGCGGATGAGATCAATAATTGAAAATATAAAAACAAAAGAAGACAAGTCGGATGCGATTAAGTTTTTAAAACAATTACACGATGAGGCGTTGAATGAACTCAGCGAAATTGAGGCGGCAGACTATAGGAGCGATGCAGAAAGCACTCCTGATAGTGAAGCCGCCCCCGAACATGACGACAAGCCAGTGGGCGGACGGAAGAAGGCAGTTAAGCCGAGGAAGCTCAAGCGAGTTCGGAAAGTGGCGGACAAGCAGGGCTGAATACCTTCGCGGCATACAAGATGCTTTATCCGATGACAGTGTGAGTCAGGTCGTTTTCATGAAGCCCAGTCAAGCTGGCGGAACAGAAGTGATGAACAATGATATCGGCAGGTGTATAGATATTGATCCTTGCAGTATGCTTATGATGCGGGCAACCGTTGAGATGGGGGAAGAGTGGAGCAAGGATAGATTTATGCCTATGGTTGGTGATACAAAAGTTCTTAGGGACAAAATAATCCCTTCAAGGAGCAGGGATTCAAACAACACGATCAATCATAAACGATTTCCAGGAGGGTCTTTGGCGATAACTGGTGCGAACTCTCCGGCTTCTATCGCTTCCAGGCCTATTTGCAGGATGTATGCTGACGACGTTGACAGAATGGAACCCACAAAAGAAGGCGACCCTGTAGATTTGGCAATAGCTAGGACAGACACGTTTGCTAACAGGAAAATTTACCTTAATTCATCCCCCAGGAACCAAGGTACTTCAAGGATAGAGTCCGCTTATCAAGAATCAGATCAAAGAAAATATTATGTCCCTTGTCTGAAATGCGGTGTGTCAGATATTTTGGTTTGGGTACAAGTGAGGTGGGAAAAAGGACACCCGGAAGACGCTAGATATGTTTGTCTGCATTGCGGGGCTAAACATAATGATGCCGACATAGACAAGATGGTGCGTGAAGGAGAATGGATTGCTGAAAAACCGTTTAATGGTATTGCAGGGTTTTGGATAAATGCGATATATTCTCCATTCCCGCAAGTTACATTGAGTCAGCTTGCAAGTAAGTGGGAAAACATTAAGAACTTCCCGGATCGTCGGCGAGTGTTTATTAATACGGTTCTAGCAGAGACGTGGCGGCTTATCGGGGGGGAAGAACTTGATTATGAAAAAATATACAATACACGGCGAGAGGAGTACAAGGCTGATATCCCTGTCGGCGGTGTGTTGCTGGTAGCTGGCGTTGATTTTCAGAAAGATTGGTGCAGGATAGTTGTGCTTTCTGTAGGTATGAATGATGAGCAATGGGTTGTAGACTCAGTAAGGTTCGATGGTTCGTTTGAAAGACAGGAGATATGGGATGATATTACGGATTACTTGGAAAGATCATATATACATGAAAATGGTATAAAGTTAAAAATATCTGCGGCTTCTTTTGACACCGGGCATAACGCAAAAAAAGTTTATAGGTATCTCAAAAAGATGCAACAGAATGGGAAGAGATATTACGCAACAAAAGGTGCCAGCACATACGGGAAGCCATTTTTCTCTAAACCGACAACTAACAATGAAGCTAAAATAAAGCTATACACCGTAGGTACCGACTCTGGGAAGGAATCTTTGTACGCACGTCTTGCTATTACTGAACATGGGCCAAGCTATATACATTTCCCGATGAAACTTGACCTTGCGTATTTTAAGGAATTGACTGCTGAGACACTAGACACGAATAGGATAAAACCGCTCTGGGTCGTATTGCCAGGGCGGAAAAGGAACGAAGCACTTGACTGTCATATCCTTGCGGAAGTCGCGTATGCCATAATGAACCCAAACCTTGAAGCGTTTGAGAAGGACTTAAAATATCAGGCAGATGTTATTGAGTCCGGTGGTCAAGAAAGGAAGAAAGTCGAGACACCTACTTTCAGAAGGCGGATGATATCAGGGGGTATTTCGTGACGATAGACATCCCTTCAAAGGTCTTATGGAAGGTCAGCGCAGTCGCTGAATTTTTCGATGTCACCGTCAGAACTGTACGAAACTGGATAGCTGAGGGGGAGGTTCAGACAGTCCGTATACCTGGAGGCGGTGTTCGGGTTTTAAGAACATCTATTGAAAAAATATTGTCATTATCAAAATAAGCCTTGAAAAACAGGGAATAATGATGAAATAAGGGTATGTACACATAGTATATTTTAAATTAAGATGGATGTAATCATTTATGGGTTACATCCTTTTTTATTATGTGAGGTCTTATGGCCGGGATAACTAAGACGCAAGCGGAAACTCAGTTAGCCTCATGGCTTGCAGCAGACGCGGCAGTATCAACGGGCCAAGAGTGGACTCAAGGCGGTGTTAGTTTTACTCGTGCCGATGCAGCTCAGATCAGGATTAATATTAAATACTGGAACTCAGAAGTCAAGCGGCTTACTAGGGGTGGCATCAGTATTATGGGAGCGACGTTTTCAGATTGAAATTCAAGGTTAACATAGCAGGGGAAGAGAAAGAATTTACTGAAACTCTCCTCGATAGATCAATCAGGTACGCAAGTCCTAAATGGGCTAATAAGAGGCTTGAGTCTAATATTAAGGCTTCTGTGATGTCTGCTTCATCTGGTGGGTATTTCAGCGGGTCAGGCAGGTGGAAGTCTAATTGGCACCCTGGTTCTAGCGATTCAGACGGCGATGTTCTTGTTGACTTAGAGGAAATGCGTAGCTTATCCAGGGCTTCTATCAGAACAAACATGATTGCCAGTTCTGCGGTTAATACTTTGGTTACAGGTACGGTAGGTAAAGGGTCAAGGCTTAAATCACAGATAGACAGAGAAGTTTTAGCAATGGGGAATGACGAGGCCGATGCGTGGGAGAATAACACCCAGAGAGAGTGGCGGCTGTTTTGGGATACATATGAAGTTGATGCGGCTCGTCGATTATCAGGGGCAGAGCTAGAGGGTCTTTATTTCCGATCAGTGCTTGAAAACGGCGATACTTTCTCTTTAATGCCTTCTATCCCTAGAAAAGGAGTTCCGTATTCCATGAAGGTTCAGCTAATAGAGGCTGATCGAGTAACAAATATTGATAATAAACAGGATACGGCTGTTCTTTCTGGTGGGATTAAGCGGAGCAAGGTTGGCGCACCAATAGAATACTATTTCTTAAAAACACACCCTGGTAATTCAACGGCAGGATCAAATGAAGACTGGGATACGATCCGTGCTTATGGGGCTAATACTGGCAGGAAAAACGTCATTCACGGCTATCAAAGCCTTAGAATAGGCCAAAACAGAGGCGTTCCGCTTCTAGCAACCGTGATAGAGCCGTTAAAACAATTAGATAGATATACCGATGCAGAGATAATGAGTGCCGTTGTCGCCTCAATGTTTACCGTGTTTATCACCACAGAGGGAGACCAGACTTTCCCCGGAAGTGAATCAGGGTCAGACTTTGGACAAAACGCTGCGAATACAGAGATGAAACTTGGAGCGGGTGCTATCGTCGGGTTAAACAAGAATGAATCTGTCTCAACGGCAACCCCTGGACGGCCTAACTCAGAATATGCGCCGTTTATCACAGCCATCATCCAGCAGATAGGCGCACAACTTGAGATACCCTATGAAGTATTGATTAAGAAGTTTGATAAATCTTTTTCAGCAGCGAAAGCAGCACTCTTACAGGCATCAAAGCTGTTTATGTGCAGACAAGAATGGATGGCGCGGACATTTCTTAATGTTATTTATGAAAATTGGATGATGGAAGCCGTATCTATTGGAAGAATAACGGCCCCAGGATTCCTTTCTGATCCTCTTATGAGACAAGCATACCTCGGAAAAGAATGGGTATGGATGCCGGTTGGATCTATCGAAGAGAATAAGCAGGTTCAGGCGGCAGTTGAGAGAGTGAACGCAGGATTTTCAACTATTGAGCGGGAAACGATCATGATTAATGGTGGCGACTGGGAGAAAAATCACATTCAAAGCGCAAAGGAAGTCAAAATGCGGAAAGAAGACGACTTAATCGTTGACCCTAAAAAAGCCCTTGAGCCTGTATCAGTAGGAGAATAAAATGTTGATTGATGTTATGTCAAGCCCTTGGGCGATAACTAGCGGAAAGTTTGCAGAAATACAAGAGGTCTACAGGCGGCACATTTATGGAGAAAAGCTAGACATTGAAGGGATCACTTCTGCAATAGGGAATAAAAAAGAAGATATTGGTCTTGAGGTGGTTGGGAATGTTGCAATAATACCGATACAGGGGGTCATTGGCAAGAAAATGAACCTCTTGAGCGAAATAAGCGGTGGGGTCTCAACACAAATGGTTGAGCGAGACTTTAACGCGGCATTGAACCACCCAGAGGTTGAGGTAATTGTTCTTGATATTGACTCTCCAGGGGGCGCTGTGGACGGAACACCTGAACTTGCCAATGCAATCTTTGAAGCAAGAGGAAATAAGCCCATTGTCGCCTTTTCTGATGGAATCATGGCATCTGCGGCATTTTGGATAGGCGCGGCGGCGGATAAGGTTTTCATCTCAGGTAGAACCGTTGAGGTGGGATCAATCGGAGTTGTTGCAACCCATACGGATATTTCTAAAGCAGAAGAAAAGGATGGTATTAAAACGACGGAGATTGTTGCGGGAAAGTTCAAAAGGATTGCTTCACAACACGGTCCTTTGACTAAAGATGGGCGGGACTCTATTCAGGAATCAGTAGATGAGGTTTTCTCTGTCTTTGTGTCCGATGTTTCTAAGTTTAGAGGTGTTTCAGAAGAAAAAGTATTATCTAGTATGGCAGATGGCAGGATATTTATCGGGAATAAGGCTGTAGAGGCCGGTCTTGTCGATGGGATTATGACCCGTGAATCTGTGCTGAAAAACCAATCTTCTAACGACAACAATGTAATCAATGTGTCAATAAGCGCAGTAGATGCCAGCAATTTTGATATAGATAAAATCACAGAGGATATTGGAGATAAATTAAGAATCCATGCCAATACAGGACAATTTAATTTTAAAACGGAGGAAGAAATGGATATCACTAAAGAAATGATTTCAGAAAAACACCCGCAGATTGCAGACGCTTTCCGAGACGAAGGTTTTAAGATTGCAGAAGAGGCCGGGTCTGAGGCGAACAAGAAAGTCGGTGCTGAAGCTGAACGCAAGCGGATCAAGGACGTTGAGGCGCAGTGCCTTGTAGGGCATGAAGCCCTCATTGAGACATTGAAATTCGATGGCGTTACGACCGGGCCGGAAGCTGCTGTAAAGGTGTTGATTGCTGAAAAGAGTTTGCAGTCTAAAACGGCAGAAGGCATCTCTAAGGATGCAGGTGGAGCCGTTGATTTCGCAGAACCAGGCGATAAAGAGACAGGAGAGACCACGGAAGCCAAAGGGGATCGTCTTGTCCAGGAATACATGACTTTGCACAAGTGTGATTACAGGGAAGCGTTGCTTGCTGTCTCTGCAAAACACAAGCTCGTTTAATTAAAGGAGGAATAATATTATGGCTATTGGAAAGACAGCAGGTGTCTCAAAATCCGTGAAATCCACGGCGGGGATTGCAGTTGCAAACACCATCGCAAAATTTGGCGCAGACGATGACACAATGAGTCTTGCAACGGCGGTTGGTGACAGTTTGATGGGTATTTTCCAGCATACTACGGCGGCTGCGAATGAACAGGTCGAGGTCATGTTTACAGGCATCTCAGACTTGAAGCTGGGCGGAACGGTTATTAGAGGCGACAAAGTCACAACTAATGCTAGTGGTCAGGGTGTCGTAGCATCTCCGGCGGCTGGAGTAAATAATAGCACTATCGGGGAAGCCCTTATGTCAGGCGTTACGGGGGATATTATCTCTGTCTTGCTTGGACCTGGAAAAGTGCAAGGATAAAAGAAAACGCATTATTAATTTAGGAGGTTATTATGCCTACACCATCAAGTTTACATACTGATTCTAGACTGTCTAATTTGTCGGTTCAGTACAAGAATGAAGATATGATTTGGCGCAACATCTTACCTGTTATTAGGGTTGGAAAGCGTTCAGATATTTTTACGGTATATGACAAGGCAGATAGTTATCGTAAGACAAACGATGACTTGGGGCCTAAATCAAACGCAAACGAAGCAGATTGGGGAACCTCGACAGATAATTATTCTGTCAAGGATCATGGCCTTGCTGATTGGGTCGCTCAGGAAACCATCGATAATGCTGATCGGCCTATCGGTCCCTTGGTTGATACCAATGATTTCTTGAATAACAACCTGGATATCAATCAAGAGAAGCGTGTTTCTGATCTTGTGTTTAATACCGCTACTTATCCGGCTGGGAATAAAGTCACTCTTTCTGGTACTGGGCAGTGGGGTGGAACGGCAGATGACCCTATCGGAGATATTCAGACGGCGATTGAGACCTGCTTTATGAGAGCTAATACGCTTATTTTGGGTGTTGAGACATGGTTGGTACTTCGTAAACTTCCTGAAATCCTTGATGCCGTAAAGTCTTCGACACGGTTTCAGGGTAGTCCGGGAGGTCTTGCTACTCCGGCAGAAGTCAGTGGGCTTTTCGAGGTGCCAAATATCTTGATCGGAAGAGGGCGGTATATTACCTCTAAAATCGGACAAAGTGATGTGTTTTCAAGGCTTTGGGGCAAACATATGTCTGCATTACATGTGAAATCACTCCCTGGAATCAAGACAATCACATTCGGCGGAACTTTTGTTGAGTCTGAGCGTCAAACCCTTCGTGACTTCGACGTGAAAAAGGGCGTTAAAGGCGCACATTATGTCAAGGTTGCATGGAACAGTGATGAAAAAATCATTGCATCTGATCTTGGATACATGATTGAAAACGCTGTAGCGTAGTTCTAAACGAAGAGGGGGTGGGGCAACTCACCCTCTCCCGACTAGGGGGTTATATGAAGTGTGTCGTTACAAGCGGAACATTGAAGCATGGCGTTGAAAAAGAATCACGCCTTTATGAAATAGGCGATGATGTTGATGTTACATACGAAGAGTATGCGACTTTACAGCACATGCTCAAACCTATCGAGGCTGTTATGGCTGAGAAACAGGCAAAGAAAATTCTGGATAAATCGATAAGGAAGAAATGACGTTTCTTTCGGAAGTTGCAAAAGAGGTTGAACAGTTAGTAGATCCCCTAATTTTCGGGGAGTCGATTATCTATATCGTGAAGCAACCTGACTATATCGAGCAAGGTTTGTTCCCTGGAGATGGGGAAAAAACGATTAGTGCGAGGGTTGTAAGAGATCGACCAAACCCTACCATGACAGAAGGTGGGGACATCTCCCAGCCCGTAGGTGGCGCAAGTGATATTAGGCAGACATTGATAGGCGATGCCCTTGAGTTTTACGTCTTGAAGGATGCAACGAAAGGCATCGCAGACCCGCAAATAGGCACTGACAAAGTTAAAATACCTTTAGATATCGGTGGCACACCTGTTTTGATGAGAGTCACTAAGAAAGAGAGTCAGGGCGTGGGCTTGTGGCATTTAGAGGCTGAAGCATAATGCCAATACAGTTGACAATAGAGGATCAACTTTTAGACGAAGTTGAAATTATGCGGATGCCCACTAGGATTGAGCGGTTTGTCAGACCGGAGATGCAACGCCATGCGAAACGATTCAGAAAATCTTTTGTTAAACAACTAAAAACATTAAAGTTTGAGTCTAAAGATGGAATAAATAAGATGATCCGGTCTCCCATTATCGGAAAGGCGATGCACTCTTATTTTAGTGGTCGAACGCTAGATACTTTCCAGATACTTTCCAGGGCAAACTCTTTTATCGTGCCTTACATTCTTGGTGGAAAAGTCAATAAAGTCCCTGTTGCTTTTCGGTCCATTGACAAATTGTATCTTAGAAAGCCCAATGAAATTGTTGATATTCCATGGGATAGATCATTTAAGCGTAATAAACCCAGCGCGGCTAGAAGAAAAAGAACAATCACGATCAATCCAAAGATTAAGTTTGACGGAATGTGGGATACGATGCAGGTTGAACTTGTCCAAAGAATAGAAAACGCTGTGCAACGTGCCATGAAGACATCCTTTAAATTACATGAGTTTAAGAAGAGAAGTGGCTGACTCAATAAGAGAAAAAATAATCAAAGACGTTGTTTCTACCTTGGAGAAAACGACAAGGGACAACGGCTTTCATTCGGATATCCAATCAGTGCAAAGACTCTCTCTAGGTGGGTTCCTGAAGGTGGATAGCCCGTCTGTATGGGTGGATGAAGGCAGAGAAGACAAGGAAGACATTGCAGGCGCAGTAAGATGTTCCTTGCAAATAGCCTTGGCAGTGTTTGTTATACAGGACTCAAAGGAGTCTTTCATTACTTTGGGTTCATTCCTTGACCCTATAAGAAACGATATTAGTAGGTCTTTAATGGTTGATAGAAATAGGAGCAATAATGCAGCCAATACAACCTCTATTTCCTGGGACCCTGTTGACATGCAAGTAGGCAAAACTGGAATAATTATGGTCGGGATATTCGAGGTAATCTATTTTCATTCCCTTGGTGACTCGACAATCGCTTGGAATGGATAGGAGGTTTAAATGTACAAAATTGAATATTTAGGAAAAGGCTTTATTGAGTTAGGGGGACTTGGAGACCTTGAAAAAGGAAAGCCTATTGAATGCTTAAAAGCTATTGCAGAAGAGTTTTCAAAAGACAAGCGATTCAAGGTTTTTGGTTTAAGCGAAGCACCCACAAAGAAGGGGGTCAAAGATGGCAAGTAATTTCACATTAAAAAGAGATGAGAGGGTTTTTGTGAAGGAACAAACCGCATGGGGAACGATTGCATGGGCCGATACAGGTTCCGCTGTTAAAGTATTGACAGCCAGCATACAGGGGGCAGAAGAGCGTGTATCCAGGGAAGACCTTAGAAGTACCAGGTCAGTAGGTAAAACAACAAGGGGCAAACGGTCTTGTACTTGGTCTTTAACGGGATACATTCTCCCATCAGGCGCACTCGGTTTTCCGTTCAACGCTGGCGTTATTTTCAAACATGCCTTTGGTAAAGAAGTAATAACAGGAGGAACCGATATCATTTATACTTTACTCAAAGATATTGAAACCGCCTTTAATGGTTTGTCGATAACGAGGTTTGGAAACCATTTCGTTCAGACGGCTGTGGACGCAGTAGTTCAGGAGCTAACAATTAAAGGTGTGAGTGGCGAATTAGCCACATTTGAGGCATCAGGAGACGCAAGCGATGAGGTTTACGGTGGTACGTCTACGGTAGGCCTAGCGGCATCGGCTGGAAGTGGCACAGTCCAAGTTGCCATCAACGACGGAGTAAAATATTCCATCGGCACTTCTATAGAGGTCAATGGGATTGGCATCCACAAAGTTACAGCGGTTGCTGGGGACATTTTGAGCGTAACTCCGTCAGTTACAGCAGCGCAGGTAGTGGCGCAAACAGTCGCACCAAGCGAGCCTACTCAATCTACGTTTGGGGACCCTCTACATGGCATTTCAGGATCTTTCTTAGTGGATGGTGTCGCAATCCCTGTTATTTCTAGCTCTGTCAAAATATCTAATAATTTCGAGATGAGGAATAATGAGTATGGTACAACAGTCGCGTCAGGGTTTTCAGGAGGCACCAGAGAGGTTACTTTCGAGACAGAACTGCATCTAACGCCTTCAAGTTTTAGGAGTTTTGGTCGATCACAGACTTTGGTACAAAGTTTATTAAATTTAAACATAGGCGCTGTGGCTGGTAGCAGACTTTCAGTAAGCATGGCGAAGACAGAAGCCGACATTCCTGCTATAGAAATACCGGACACAGGAGAAACCTCTATTACTTTGTCAGGCAGGGCGTTGCCGAATGGTTTAGACGATGAAGTTGTAGCGACATTTAATTAGGAGACACAATGGAATATTACTTGTATCACCCGAAATGGAACGGCAATAGAGAGCGAGAGGTCAAGGACCGAATCGAAATAGAAGTCGGCATGGCAACAGATGGTGAGATAAGCGAATACGGCAACATGTTGTCACCTCAGACGATGAACGGATTCAGGGCCCAAAAATCCATGTCGCCGGATGAGCTTCGGAACAAGCAACTCAAAGCGCACATCGGGAAGGTCGTGAATCTTAAACACCCTGTCACTGGCGTTGATATTAAGACAGCAAAAGACCTTATCGAGTCAACAGCAGGGCTTTTCCTCCTCAAAACAGAGCTTGCGGATGCGATTATTGATGCTTCCACGCTGGGCGAGGGACTAGCAAAAAACTCATAGCCGCCGCCAGATGGGGGTTTAAACAAGGCGAGCGGCGAGACTGTGGAAGCTGTATAGAGCAGGGGCTACAGGAGGCAAGAAATTGCGGTGGAGAATACCAAGACTCAATAACATCGCTAGGGGATATGATCCTCAGAGAATGCCCAATAACATACATCACAGATCAATCACGCCGGTTACTAGCCCAGTTCTGGAAATGCCATGAATACCGCCATATCGAGGGGTATACTTACGTTGTCAGGTCAGGTTATCCACGATCAGGCGGCACAGACGATCAAGATCATTTTACCATGCAAGCCTTTGAAACTATTAAAATAGAAACACAAGCAATGGTGAACAAAAAAGATGGCTGTTAATCAAGTAATAATCTTTAAAGCAAAAGACGCAGCAACGGGTAAAATACGTGAAGTCTCCGTGTCTATGAGCAAGCTAAATAAGGTTATGGGTTCTTCTGCTAGAACTTTCGCTAAGACAAGCAATGCCTCAAAAGGAGTAACTAAAAGCCTCGCTGCAATGGGCTTGGCACCTAGAAAAGCAGAGACAGCATATGAATCATTAAGAAGGACTATGGGCCTTACGGTTGAGACACTAAAGGAGGCCAGTAGTTCCTCAAAAGGCATAGCAAGAAGTATTTCAGCGATGGGGCTTGGTGCGAAGAAGGCGACAGGCCCTATAGAGGCTCTTACTGGAGATTTAATAAACATAAAAAAGGCAGTTGTTCCGCTCACAAACAGCATAAATAAGCTAGACAAAAGCCTTTCAAGCATGGGCCTTGCCTACAAGAAACCGATAGTACAAACAAAAGTTCTTGAGTCGAGACTGAGTAAGTTGCGCTCAAAACTCAACAAACTAAATCCTGTTTTTAGCAAATTCAACAAAGGGATAGGCAAAGGTGTGTCTGCATTGAAAGCGGTCGGAAGAGCAGCGTTAAGCCTCAGAGGGATATTATTCACGTTGGGTGCGGCCTATGTTGTCGCTTCTGGTATTAGGATACTCAAAGATTTAAACGCCACAGCAGACTCATTCGAGCTTCTTAAAATAAAACTAGATAATTTAATGGGGTCCGCAAAGTCTGGAAAAGAAGCCTTTAAATTTATCATTGATTTTGCTGAGACTACACCTCTATCTGTTAGGGAATTGACGGCAGCTTTCGTAAAAATGAAGGCTTTTGGCCTTGATCCTATGGACGGTTCTATGAGGGCTATTGTTGACCAAACGGCTAAATTATCAGGTGGCCAGAAGGAAATGGGCAACATTATCCTTGCAGTCGGTCAGATGTGGACTGAACAAAAGGTTCGTGGGCAAGAAGTCAGGCAGTTGCTACAGCAAGCCGTCCCAGTTTATCAGATATTGGCGGACAAAATGGGAATTGCAGCTTCGGCAGTCAAGAAACTAGGGGAAGAAGGTTTACTTGGGTCGCAAGCTGTCAGGGACTTAATCGAAGGCATGGGCGCGGCTGCATCAGGGGCCGCAGCAGTGCAGATGACCACCTTCACGGGCCTTTGGAATAACTTTGTGGATCAGATCGAACTTGCAAAGGATGAGTTTGCTGGAGCAGAGGAAGGGCTTCTTTCTTTTACTAAGGCGTTGACTGATAAGGGGATCGCAGTCTTAAAGGAATTTAGAGAGAGTGGTGATTTAGCAACATGGGGTGAAGGTTTTGGTAATGTAATGGTCAATGTAGGGGTATCTCTTTTGACAGTGACACAGAGCCTTGTATCTATGGCAGAAGGGCTGGCCCTTGTCTTGAACGTAGTCAGTTTTATAGATCCTATCAGCACAGGTTTAAGGCTTACAGCAGCGTTAAACACAGGCGCGAAGAGGCTTGCAAGAACTTTCAGGGGCGAATTGGGAGATGCTTTTGATGAAGTGAACGGAATAGCTAAACCCGTACTTACTGGTATTAATGCTGATATAGAAAAATTGAAAGACTTGCTACTAACTATCCCAGCCGCAATGAAAGCCGCAAGACAGGAGAAATTAGGGCGAGAGATATTATCTAACGCACAGGATGATTTAAAAGGTGACGGAGGCTTATCAGATGCAGGAAAAGCAGCACTTGAAGAAGCGGCCCTGATGGATGCAGCACTTGTAAAGGCAGAGAAAGCAACCAAAGCCAATATTAAAAACCTGAACAACCAAAAGGCCTTAATCGAGCTTCAATCTGAGTTCCTACCTAAAACAGAGTTCAGCGCATTATTCCAAAACGAATTGGCCTTAAAACGCCTTGATATCGAAGAGCAAATTTCACTTTTAAAGGCTGGAGCACTCGGAGGTTCAGGGGGTTTGTTAGCGGATATCAGCGCAAAGTTTGATGAGGATAGGCAAGCAGTAATCGACTCAGAAGCGAATACACAAGCGGAAAAATTGCTTGCACAGATTGAAGCCGATATCCAGCTTGAAGAACAAAAACAGGCGCATGAAGATAGAATGTCGGCAATAGGGGAAGCTTCGGCTCAAAGGCAGCGTGATTTTGAAGCGAAAAAGATAGAGATCAGCCGAAGGTCAAACCAAATTAATCTACAGGCAGCGCAGGGTTTAGGCGTTGCGCTTCTTAAGATTGCAGGGGCCTCAAACAAAAAGATATTCGCCATAAACAAAATATTTGCAGTCGCAAGCATTTTGATTGACACGCAAGCGGCGGCAGCAAAGGCGATGTCAGTAATTTTACCTCCTGCAAACTTTGCAGTGGCGGCACAGATTGAAGCGGACGGATTTAGACGGGCGGCTTTTGCGGGGGCGATAGGATTAGCCCAAGGGATTGCAGGTGGCGGTGGCGGTGGGTCATCCGGCGGTGGAGGCGGGAACGTACCAGGCACAGCCCCAAACTTCCAGCAACAACAAAACCAAGGATCAACAATAAACCTTACAATCAATGCCGTGGACTCTAAGTCGTTCCTTGATAATGTGGATGAGGTTCTTGAGCCTATTGCTGAGAAATTAGCCGATCACTTAGGGGCGAACGGTTCAAGCGGACAATTCAACTTTGTGCTTGAAAGATCATGATGGGATTTGTCAGAGACTTAATTCATGACGTTTTTATGTGGATACTTGTTTTTATGTTTATCGGCTTTATTATCGCCGGGACTACATCAACCGCCGCTGTCAATTTTGCAAGGAGGACATATCTTAAATATTCCCCCTAAACTCCAACAAGCGTTTGACAATGGCAATCTTGAGCCTGTCACTTATGCTGAATTAATTACAGAGGTTCTTGACGCTCCGGCATCGCAGAATCCGGCTATATCAGGAACGAATGTTGACCTGACAGACCCTAAAGCAATACGGATGAATTATCCTGATAGCGCGGGAGCGACAAGTACGTTTATTGATATTGGGAATACTGACCAGATTGTAGCTAGGCCTTTTTTTTCCACTTTTACGCGTGGATTAAGTGCAGGGTCTTATGGTTTTGGCCCCATAGGATACCAGACGTTTACATTAGGAGAAGATAGTGATGCAGGTCAAGCCAAAAGGCTAAAAAATATTCATATAGACATATCAGCCACCGTACAAACTTCTTCAATTTGGCAATATAAAGCTGCTATTTTTGGAGTTCAAGGAGATTTAACACTCATAGATTCTAATGGTGTCCGTATTCGTAGTTTAGCTGCTATTGACAACGGGATCGTAAGTTCTAACTCGGTATCTGCAATTACAACAGCAAAAACATCGATAACTTTTAATTTCGACAATGACTTAAAGGGTGGAAATAGATACGCATTAATTTTGTATCTACAATCTGTACCTGGTGCGACAGTAGGAAGCACAAATGTAATGAAGGCAGAATGGTACGGATCGAAGACAAAGCAATTTCCGAACGAAAGATCTGTTTTTATCCCGACATCTAGGACGGGAGATTTCTTTGACGGAGAATTTTCTTTGCAGGTAGATCTTGCAGAATATGACCCATCCCCATCCCCTGTCGTAGCAGTTAAGTTTGATCTATTGGAAACACCCACAGAAGCGGGTGAATTTAGCATTCTTGACAGAAACGAAAAAATAATTGATGCAGTGACAGGCCTTGAGCAGGAAACATCAACGGCCTATCACGCATGGACTACAAATGCAACATATGCGAAAGGCACGGGGCTTGATCTTGGTGTAATTGATATTAGTGACACAGAAAGCCTTAAAATACAGACAACAGAATTGAGCCGGTATTACCTCTTGGAGGTGTCATTGGCAGCCACGGCCAACGGGTTGCGATCCCCAACTTTTAAAGGGGCGATTGTCAAGTTTCCGAAGACAGGCGCACTAGCAAGGCTTTCTTCTCATCCGTTACCGAACTTTATAGATCCAGTTATCACCGCCATTAAATCAGCCCCGATTGTCCCTACTAAGATGGATATCTCAAATCCAATCACAAAAAGAGGGAAAGCGAAACTCAATTTGGTTGATATCGGAGGGGAAATAACCCGCCTTGCTATCAAGCAGAACCTTTTAAATTTTACGATTGAAATCAGAGTAGGCCACGCACCAACAGCCAAAACAAAAGACGATCTTGCATTGGTTTTCTCTGGGAAAATAACTGATTACACCTATTCGGAAGGCGAACTAAGCATAACGGTTGAGGACAGGACTAAAAATCTTGATATTAGAATCCCCCGCCTTGGAACAGATATTTTAAGACTAAAACGAGTTGTTATTGATTCAGGAGAGGTTAAGCGGGATTGGAAGCGAGACACGATACCTGGAATGCTGAAAGACATCCTCAAAAACGAGTCAGGAATACTTTCAAGGTATATAGACACGGCATCCATTGACGCGATTGAGTTAAACCTTAAAGCAGGTGATACTTTGTCGCCGTGGAAAACACCGAAGGAGATCAGGGAGCCGGAAGAGGCTTCGGGCTTGATTAAGGATGTCCTTAATCTCATCGGGGGATATCTAGTTTCGCTCGAAGATGGAAGAATCAAGATAATCCAATGGCCGCGTCCTGGCCCCGCGCTAGGGACATGGGATGCCGACATTTTGACGGTAGACGATAAGCAACCGGCTGGGCTTATTAAATCCCTTGTTAACTTCTGCATGGTTTCTTTTGATATTAAGGGGGACGCATCTAACAAGGGTATCTCAGCCGTTGCAGATGTGGACAGTATTGACGAGTGGGCACCTGGATCGGAGGAACACGTTTCTGATCGATTTATTAAAACTGAACTGCTAGGGGATCAACTTAATTACAATGGGGAAACCATCGCTCATAAAGTGGCAAATCGTGTCGTGAAGACCTATAAAAACGGGGTTGTCCCGATGAACGTAGTCACCCCGTTTGATCAGTTCCGTTTCCAAGTCGGGGATTTTATAAATATAACATCGCCTGTCTTCCTGAAAAAGTTTAATCTTGGATCGACTGCAAGAAAATTTATGATTACCGAGAAGAAACCCGACATTGAAAATAACAAAATATCGTGGTCTTTAATGGAGGATATTAATCACAATCGGCTGCCGACGGCTAAATTCTCATCCTCAGTATTTTTCGGAACCCCTTCGTTCAACGTGACATTTACAGATGCCAGCAGAGATTCAGACGGAACAATAAACGCATGGGCATGGGATTTCGATTATGACGGTGTAAACTTTGCAAATCCACCAGATTCAACCCTTCAAAACCCTACGCATACCTACATTACATCAAATATTGGGATCAAGAGAGTCCGGCTCAAAGTGACAGACAATCTAGGCGGACAAGACGAAACAGAATCGACCATTAGAGTTTTAGGCGCACCCACCGCCATAATAAACGCCACGCCATCTGCACCGGATCAACCACCTACCACTCTTCTGTCTTCCGGCTCCTACGGGCGCACGGGGGAGATTACAAAGACTGAATGGGATATTGGATATAATGGGGTAACTTTTGTTTCTGACTTCGAGGGGGAATCGACAAATGTGATTCATCTTTCAACGGATTTAATTGTGGCCTTGCGGGTGACGGATGAAGACTGGGCTGTTTCGGCTATTGTGACAATTACCATCCCCGCATCGACAAAGGCGATTGTGCCAGGGGTTGATGTTTCGAGTTTATTGACAACTCAATGGCAGAAAAAAGACAACCCAAAAAACTTCTGGCTGACGGCTGTTGCGTGGAGTCAATCTCTAAGATTATATGTGGCTGTTGGTCTGCGAGATGGCGGAGACGCTTACGTTGTAACTAGCTCAGATGGTGAGGACTGGACAGAACGGGCGAACCCTAAAAATCAAAATTTGAATGGCGTAGCATGGAGTCCAGAATTATCACTTTTCGTCGCAGTCGGACAGCTAGACGGTGTTGATGCGTATATCATTACAAGCACCAATGGGATTACATGGCTGGAGCAAACAAACCCTAGTAATTTCACTTTATTGGCAGTGACATGGAGTCCAGAATTATCACTTTTCGTCGCAGTCGGCGGGTTCACAACCGATCCAGACGCATATATCATAACAAGCCCTAACGGGACAGCGTGGACAGAACGAATCAACCCCAAAAACATTACATTACGGGATGTTGAATGGAGTCCAGAGCTATCACTTCTTGTGGCAGTCGGTGATTCTGATGGAGTAGATTCTTATCTAATAACAAGTCCTGACGGTATAACGTGGCTAGAAAGAGCAAACCCGAGCAATCTTAGGTTGAGATCAGTAACGTGGAGTCCTAAGTTGTCGCTTTTCGTCGCAGTCGGAGACTTTGACGGCACCGACGCTTATTTGGTTTCTAGTCCTAATGGTATGGATTGGACGGAAAGAGAGAACCCACGCAATAATATACTGCAGTCAGTTGTGTGGAATGGCTTTATTTTCCTGGCTGTGGGGGGAAGTGTCATTGAAAAATACATAATCGGGTCAAGAAATGGTTTTGATTGGTTTCGGAGAGATACAGGCATATCAGGGTCAAATCAACTACTAGCCCTATCGTGGAATGACGCAAGATTTTTGGCCGTAGGGCAAGCTGGGGGTCCAGGTGTCAATGCAGACATATTTTCATCCCTATCAATGATCGGAGAATAAATTGGAAATCTTTCACAAGAACGTCTTGAGGCAATCCGAGCTTGGATTGGGAGATGGTACAATTTACGCCTCTGGAACAGTCAACCTAGAAACCGATATCAGCCAAGCCAACAGCACGTTTACCCTGACAGGCTTTACCCTTGACGCATTGACAGGCACAGACACCGACGATTTGATGAACGGCTACCTGCTTTACTTCCCTGTATCCGGCAACAAATATCACGTAGTTGACTGGGTAGCCTCAACCGACACCGCAACCACTCATGAGATGCCGCAAATTACTGACACGGGGGCGTGTGAGTTTAGGAAAGCACTTTTTGACAATAATGCCCTGGCATCGAACCCATTGCTTTATGCGGCGGACGGCAGGAAGGATAAAGCTTGGGACGCATCAATAAACAACCCAACAATAGAAATATATCTACCCAACGCCATTGACAATGGAGGTTTCGAGGGTGGTGCGCTAGCCCCCTGGTCAGATATTAAAATCGGCGGTGTATCGACGGATTATACAGCACTTGCGGAGGTCTCACAGCCTGAATTAAATGCAGGTGACGGCTACCAGTCAATGAGTGCGTTAACAATAACAGATGCTACAGGTGCAACATTCTATGTTTTTTTCGAGGCATTAATCACGACTGGGAATGATTTTTGGGCGTGGAATATTGAGAAAAATTCAACCTCTATCCAGTCTGGGGGCTGGAATGTGTCTTTGCACCCTGAAAGCACGGCAAGCCCCCACGTTTATACAAAATACAGAATGAAGTTGACAGGACTTATAAATAGCGATGTCATCAATATAAAAATGAAAGCGTCAGATATAAATGGTGATGGGATCGGATCGGGCGGGACACAAACCCTTTTTCTCAAAAATCTCATTATTTCGTCTGATGCTAGTGAAATAAATTCAGCATCGCAATTAGTAGGGAATTTCGATTACTTTCTAACCCTCGGAGGGAGAACCCAGAGAGGGATCGCACAGATTATAGATAAATTGAAAAAAGCCACAACATATCGGATCTTATTCAAGGCTAAATCCACATCCGGGTTTATCCAAGGGCAATTTTGTATCACAATAGCAGGCAATCCAGGACTAGATCTAACTTTAACAGCACCATCATCAGGGAATTTGTCCGGGACTCATATATTTCAGCCTGCACTCACAACAACAGCAGCATGGCATTGGGTTGACATATCTACACCAAGTTGGGACGTAACAGGCTCAGTAATACAGGTAAATATTTTAGATGGTGCATTCGATGTAAATGTAGATGAGATCTATATATTTGAAAAAATAAACGTGTCAAGCCTGATTTTAACTGAACAGGGCAGTGGGTATACCAACATTACTTCAATAACAGGACGGAATGTATCATTATCCAGGACAGGGGCAACAGATCCAATTGTGATGTCAAGCCCTGGAATAATTACCAGGATTCCCGTTGAATTTACACCATTGATCCGGCCAGTTTATTCAATAGAGTTCACCTTTTCTGATTCAATACCAGAAATTCTTTTGGGCGAGAAATGGCAATGGGAGTTTAATCCTGACATGCCATTTGATGCTGATGCAATAGAATATGATGAGAAAACAATAAAAAGCAGATCAGGAGTTGAAAGTATAGTCCGGCACAGCAAGAAAAGAACTATAAAAGGCAAATACTCTAAAATGTCGGCCATTGAAAGGGCTATTCTAAAAAATGATTTTTTTCCAAACCACATTGATGAAGAGAGACATCCGTTCGCGTACCGACTCAACCAGACAGACACACCATTGTTCGTTCGTGTTTCTCAAAGTAAATTTGGACTTAATCGTTCCAGCGGATTGCGGGATGATTGGGATTTTGCATTTGATGAGGTTTTGTAATAAAATGGATACATTATGATTATTTGTCCTATAAGAGGTCAAGATAAATGGGGTAGCGGTGCGTATATGGCCTCACGTGGAGGTCGGAAACACAACGGCATCGATTTGGCTTGCTATAAAGGGTCAACTATTTTGGCAGACCAAGATGGCGTAGTAACTAAAGTCGGCTATCCCTACCCGCCTGAACATGCAAAGAAGGGTCATTTCCGTTATGTGGAGGTCAGAAGCGACACGGGAATCAGGATCAGGTATTTTTATGTTGCCCCTAGTGTAAGCGTTGGACAAAGAGTCATGAGTGGTGATCCTATCGGCAAAACTCAGGGGCTTATTAGTGTCTATCCTGGTATCACAGACCATTATCATTTTGAAGTAAAAGATTCTAAAGATAACTTTATAAATCCTCAAGAATATTTGGAGGCGATATCATGAAGAAAATTATTTCACTATTTATTGTTTTAATGTTTGCAGGGAGCGTTTCGGCATTTGAACCCAGAATCAGGACTGTCTATTTTTCTAATTCCTCAAAAGACTATAAGACGGTTTCCATCATGGGATGCGATTCTGGGGCCTATTCAATCAAAGGGAAAAATGGAAAAATGATGTTTGATTTCCTACAGCCTTGCATTTCAGTAGGATTAAAAACAAACGCTACGGATCAGGTGTCTGGAGGAATCGGCTTAGGGCTGGTCGAAGTAATGGACGTTTTTTCTCTTAATGTTGGAATGTTACCGGACGGAAACATGATGTTTGGGACTGGAATTTCCATGAAATTTGACGATTCAATGAGCCTGTTTGAATAATGATTAAAAAAATAGAAATCGAATTGAAGTCCGGCTTTGAATTAAGCATGACAATCGAAGAGGCCGAGGAGTTGATGGCGGATTTGGATCAGGTACTTGGTGTTTCGGCCAGCATACCATATGTTTGTACATACACAAAAGAAGTCCCTAGTAAAATGGAGACGAATTGACCATAGATCCTGAAACAGTGGCTTACATATCTTTCATCGTGCAATCTGTTAAGCGGTTCATCCCGAAAAAGCATATGGAGTGGGCCGTGCCGTTGATCGCTTTGCTGACAGGCTTGACGCTCGGATTCAATGCGGCTGGTTTATCGGGCTTAGAGGGTGGCTTGCTAGCGGCTCTAACTAGCCTGGCAGCATATGAGGGTGTAAAACAGGTGGGAAAGAAGGTGGTAGGATGAACGATGAAGGCATAATTTATCTGTTTAGGTGGTTCATACTCGCTATCGCTGCTATAGGATTTCTTGGTGTGATTCTGAACACTTGTGATGCAGAATCTAAAGTCGTTGGTCAGATTATAGAGGCTCGGTAATGGCGGAGCATCGGGATATGAGCGAATATACCACTAAAAATACAATGTATTGGATGACGGGAATTATAATCGGTGCAGTCCTTGCGGCTGTTTCGGGCGGGTATTCAATGACGGCGGCGCACGTTGAGGGGGTTGTTCAAGAGCATAATAAGCACCCTCATGACAACGCGGTGGATGTTCGTGTTTTTTCAGCTCTAAACGGCGCACAAAATAAAGTAGTTCAGGGTTTATCAAAAAGAGTCATAAAAACAGAGGATGAGGTTGACCAGAACCATGAAATGATTAAAAACGTAGAGACAAGATTGACAGGGATTGAAACCGCGCTTGAATTTCTCGTGGATGAGGCGAAGAAAAAATGAAACATTTAGTCCTCCTGCTACTATTAATCTCCCCTCCCTTGGCCCACGCTCAAACCACGCTCCAAACAGCGACAGCAACGCTCACATGGGACAGCAACACAGAGTCGGACATGGACAGCTACATTATGCTCATCGGTAGCACATCGGGGGTGTACGGAAGTACCCGCCCCGTGGTACATGTGCAAGGTGTGCCGAAGCAGACGGGGAAATTTACAGGACTTGACGAGGGTAAGGTGTACTATTTCGCAGTCAAGGCGTGTGACACCAGTGGGAATTGCTCAGACCTATCTCAAGAGGTTTCGGGTGGCGTTACAATCCCACCCAACAGCCCTTCTGGACTCAGCGTGACTTTTGAAATCAACATAGAGGTAACAATACCATGAGCGATTACCACGTCAGAGAGTCAAGCCGGGATGGTCGATCAGTGAGGGTCATCTTTCACGTCCCTGTGCCAGTTGAGGTGAATCAATCCGGGAAGCCGTTGCGGGACTCAATCAGCGAAGGCGGTGAGGTTAGGGGCAATGATGGGTCTGTCCGAAAGGTGAGATCCGAGTTGAAGCGGCTAGATTCAGCCGAGAGAATCAACCTGGAAAATGGCGTGATTGTAGAGGTTGTTGAAAGCATCCACTTCAAGGCAAACGCTACGAAAATACAAAAAACGAATAAAATAGATGCAAAGTTTAATAAATTGAAAAATTCCGCACTTAAAAGAACACGTACTAAATTTGAACTTTTTGGCCTCAACCGTAATGTCGTTTAGGAGTATATAATGCCCGCTAAAATATACCAAAACACTGAAACAGCAGTCACCTGGAGGGGGTCAGGGGGTTCAGAGCTTATAACGCTTGCGAGTCTTGGAGCCGGAGTCGGTCGCCAGGGGGCATTGCATGATTTTGGCGCAGGTGCGAGAGCAAGAGAGGGTATGTGGAGAGCTTTCATCCGGTGGAACACGGCTCCATCATTAGGGGAGATTGTCAGAATTTACTGGAAGACATCGGACGGAATGAACCCCGACAATGATGACGGAACTGGGGACATCTCAGTGAGCAATGAAAACAAGCTGAAGAACCTCCAGTTGATTGGGGTGATAATCGCAGATGAGGCACTTGCTAATATACCTTCAGTAGCCCACGGGATAATAGATATGCCACATCGGCACGGCGGTCCGGTCTTCTGGAATGCTTCAGCGACGGATATTCTGCATTCTACAGCGGCTAATCATGGTTTTGACATAACCCCAATCCCTTGGGAGTCCCAATAAATTGTCGGCCTTTATTAAACAAGCCAGCTCACCATCATATGTCAACGGATTTGCGCGTTCTCCTGGCCAGTCTGCAAACCCAGGGCTATGGCGGGAGATGGTGGAGGCGATATACCCGGCAATGGGAAACACTGGCCTATTTATTGAAGACTTGGGGACAGAACCAGAAGATGTAAATTTTGCAGGTGGTCTGGGGCATGACGATTGGCGCGTTGGGGATAACGCAAGTTTAAATGGCTATGCGTTGGACTTTTCAAATGGTGGAGAGCGGCTTGACTTGGGAGATTCAAAGAAATTTGATGGCGCGAGAGCTGTCTCATACGCAGGCTGGTTTTACTTTAAAGGGGCCGGAGGAACGCAATCGATTGTCCGAGAGGATGGGACCGTTACATTCTTCCAGCTTGCGGCCGGGGCCGTGCAGTTTGCGTTATGGGCTCCGGTTCTAACGAGTCATCGTTTTTTCATCTCATTAAATATCGGCGAGTGGACACATTTTGCAGCTAGATGGGCGAATAACGTCAATTCGGGCACCCCTGAGTTTTTTATGAACGGCAAGAATATGGGGAATTTTACAAAATCCAGCACAGGAACGATTGCTAGTACCACAAAAGCATCTGTATATGGTGCAACGGAAACAGGCGGAGAGCGATTCAACGGTCTGATGCAATCGTGCCTAAAGTACCGGAGGTTTCTATCAGATCCGGAGATCAAACAACTTTACTTGGATGCGATGGCACCTTTTAGGCTTCGTAGGTCGATGATCCCGTTTGCGATAGCAGCGGGTGTGCCAATAGGCATCCCATCATTAGTAATGGCACCAATGCAAGTATAGGAGGATTTGATGGCTTTATATAGTTCAGGACTTTTGACAGGCGCAGGATCTACCACACTGCCTGTAATTAGCCTGTATGCAGCGTCAGGCGTTGCGCCAAAAATAAAAGAGATTGGTGTTTTCAATACAACCGCAATAGCAGTGGCCTTAAAATTGGTTCGCCTTACAACGACGGGGACTCAAGGATCGGGGCAGGTTGAGGCAAAGCATGACCCTGACTCTGTTTCTTCTTCAGGCACAGCCTTCGCCACTCACACGGTGGGACCAACGCTAGGCGATGATTTGGGTTATCGTAATCAGCTAGGCGCTGCTGTTGGGTCTGGGATCATATGGACATTTGAGGGTCTTAGGATTCCGATTGGTGTTGCAAACGGTATCGGCGTGATCGTTGAGAACGGCACGGGACAAGCCCTGCAAGCCTATATAAAGTGGGAGGAATAATGGTCGTTTTCGGCTTCTGTCTCCACACGTTTAAAAACAATATGAAGCAACGAATCAAGGGCTTATTTTCAATGTCTTCACGGGGCCGGGTTTTATCTAAATCAATGCCGAGAGGGGCAATAAGACCCAGCCGTGTTTATCGGGCCGCTGAGAATAAGTGGTATTCAGTTGATGAAATTTATAAATTGCAAAAGGAGGGGAAATAATGGCTACAGTCTTAACCGATATTGGAGAAGCATATGTTGTAGATCGCATCACAGGAGCGTCATCAGTCAAAGCGGATGATGTGGGCTGGGGAACAGGAGCAGGCACAGCCGCAAAAGCCGATACTGTCCTTTTTACGGAGGCGGCGGAATCCAGGGTCGCAGCAGTAGAAACACAGCCATTAGCAGATAAGGTGCAATGGGTTGCCACAATAACTGCGGCTGCGGGTAAGACGATTACGAACGCTGGCAATTTTGATGCCCCTACAGGTGGCAACCTGGTAATACACGGAGATTTCACGGGAATTGTCTTAGCAACTGGGGATAAAATCGAGTTTACAATCTCTCTCGAAATTACTTAAGAAGGCATTTAATTGAGCAATCTTGTCCGGTATAAAGTTCCGATCATACGCCCTGGGCCTGATAACAGGTCTAGGGTTATTTTTGATCTACTTGCACCGTCCGGCCCGACTACTTTTTTTCAATCAATGTCCGTGGCAGCGTCATCGCCTGGTGTCATATCAGCAGGGGCCTCGTTTTTTAGGTCTATTTTAGTCGCTTCATCGACTATTCCGATCCTTGTCATGGCTGGTTCTTTTTTTAAGGCTATGGCTATAGCATCTTCCACAGTTCCAGTATTGCAGAGGGTGGGAACATACTCCAGATCCATGATATCAGTATCAACATCAACGCCTATTTTATCCAGGGTCACGTCTTTTTTTAGGTCAATGCCCATTATTTCCACGACTACGCCAATAATCTCAAAAGTCAGAACCGTAATCCAGTCCATTATTGCTTCGTCTTCTACAATCTCCGTAGTGGTAATTGTATCGACTTTTTTCAGGTCTTTTCAGATTTCATCTGCTACGAACCCAGTTATTTTGACGGCTAAATTGCGGCTTTTAGCAATGGCAGTTATTTCAACCGGGGCATTAACATTTTCAAACATTCTAACCGCTGTTAAATCTCTTACAGTAGTATCAAATACAACCCAGATAATCGGCAAGGCAGCAACATTCTTTCGGGCCATCCCCATTGTTGCAAATGGGAGTGCTGTTCTGTCTAAAGGTATGTTTATTGTTATGGCTGTTGCTTCCGCTACAATCCCCACGCTTGAGAAGGGTTTTCTTTTTATTAAATCATTGGCCGCTGTGTCTTCTACTGTTCCAATCTTAGATAAAATACAACTTAAACTCGCGTCATTAGTCATTGCATCTACCACAATACCATCTCTTTCAAGTATCAAAACAGCCATTATTTCTTTTTTGGTAGCATCAAGCGCATTGCCAGGGCTTTCAAGGGCAGCATCGTATTTCAAGTCGCTCAATATTGTCTCAACATCAATCTCTATTATCTCCAGGGTTGCGACATTCTTCCGATCAATCGGGAGCATTTCCTCAACAATCCCCAATATGGCAGTGGCACAGCTTAAACTCGTCTCTATGTCTGTAATATCCTCTACGATGTCAGGTCTTTCACGGGGGCTTGTCGTGGTAAAATCATTGATTGGAGTCGCAGTGACGCTACCCGTGATTGTAAGGGCGGTGACGTTTTTCAGGTCATTTATTGTGATTTCTTCGGCAACACCGATATTATCCAGAGTAGCGTTGTTTTTCAGGACAATGTCCGCAACAACGATAATCGGGACAATACTCGCATCTGTGTTTATCATCGGGGCTACTGTCAATAAAATATTATTCGATATCAGGGATGCTATTTTCAACAAAACAAACACAAGAGACGCTACTTTTAATAAAAACGATAAAAGGGATGGTGATTTCTAATGAGTTGCCCAGACTACGTGGAAAATGACACAGGCACCGTACACGGGCCGGTCAGGATGGTTGATAAGGCTGGAGCCGTTATTGATGCCACTGGAGGCACGGCACGGCTTAAATACAAGATCAACGGCCTCGCCCTACAAACAAAAACGATGACGATCAACTCGCCTTCTACAGACGGAAAAGTACAATATCAATTCCTTGCTGGAGAGCTTATCAAGGGGGTGATGATCGGAGAAGTCGAGTTTACTGATTCATCTGGTGCCATCATCACAGAGCTTTGTCAGTTCCGAAGAGTTATTCGAGCAAAAACTTAGTTTCAATATTTTGATGCAATGCCTCCTTTTTAAGGGGGTTTTTATTACCCTTGACATTTCCGGTAACGTCGCTATAATGAATATAGAAATCGAGTCAATCAAGAGGAAAAAGTAAATGGCATTATCGAATAAAGAGAATCAGGCAGCATTCAAGAAGAGAAAAAAGGATGTCGGTTTGGAGCGTGTTGAATATTGGGCAACCCCATTTCAGCACCTTAAACTTAGAGAATTATGGGATAGGCTTAAAAAGCAAAGGGAATATGAAAAACCACGATAGATATCCTGAAAGGCCGTGCAAGCACACCCTAAAGACTGCGCCAACGATTAATGAGCGGCGGGATGAATGGTCGCAGAGGTGTATAGATTGCATGGAAAAACTTCCCTTCAAGTGGGAGCCTATTACGGAGGGCGCATGGTATTGGGGTAGCATGTTATGGATAGTCGGGTTGATCATGTTTGGGTTTCTTGTTTTAATTGGGGGCTGAGATGAACTGCCTTAAATGCCACGGGGTTATGATTTTGGTGTATGTTGATGCTGATGGGATTGACGATATCAGGATTTCAATTATTGAGGCGTTAAAATGTCAGTCGTGTTCATCGTATTATTGGCTGTCTATACCTTCCGAAATAAAACAAAAGAGACCATACAAAAAATGCCTTAAAAAGATAACGCGCAACAGGAAAAAGACTTTTCTCGGAGCATTAAATGACATCTACAAAATTGAAAGGGTGGGGGCTAAGTGAAATATTTATTTCTTATAATTATACTAACATCATGTGGTGTCGTGCCGCCACGCTCAGTAGGCGAGAATGCCCCTGCTGGAATACATGTGGATATGACAGTTTATAGGCTATTTAAATCTCGATTTAATCAGGTCCAGGCTTGTACAGGCATCCATGCAGGCACTTTTGAGTCGCTTGCTATTGTAATAATGCCTAACGCGTTTTCTTGCCTTAGTGATACAGCAATGTGTTCAGGGGAGTTCACGCCGCCGAATATAATAAAAATAGGGAATCAGGTGTCGTGGAAGCATGAAGTAGTCCATGCTCTGTTATATGCAAAACATGGAGATGCGGATGGGGCGCATGTTTCCGAGTTTTTTCAGAGGTGCATATGAAGGATGAAGTTTTGACAGAAGAACATAGGGAATTACTTGCATTCGCCAATGGTGGGGCGAAGCATTGCACAACATTAAGCGGGTCTGATTACAGATACACCAAGCCAAGTTCAGAACGGGCCAAAAAGAAGTATTCCCGAAAAGTCAAAATGTGGGGATATGGACGGAAATATAAAGAGACCATAAGGGGAGGAACAAATGGAGATAAAAGAGTTTGACGAAATTGATACAGAACAGCGAAACACAGCCCTGTATATGGCAATCAACGGGAGCGTGATAGATGTTGCAAGATTTTTTTATCCATCTTTTACAGATAGGGGATCAGATGAAGCTATTGAAGAAATCAATATGTAAACTCTTGCACAAAAGTAAGGTGATCAAGGTTAAAATAGGAATGTTCACCGCTTTTCTTCCTCATTGCAGAAAGTGCGATCAATAAACTGGGATAATTATCTCGGCATCAGCCCCCGCCTACCCTCCCAGTGGCAGGTTGACCACCTAAAAGGGGCTGATGTTTAAAAGGAGGCCTAAATGACAATAAAAGAAGCCCTTGATAATTACGGATTTATTGACAAAATGGCAGTCGGCGCGAAAGAAATAGTCAACTGGGAATTATTCCAGGAATATGAGATAGAAAAAGTTGGCGTTGAATCTGGAAATAGTTTGATCCACATAAAAAGGATTTAAGATGTCTGACTGTATCTGGCAGATCGTTATTTACCGAGACAATAAACCCAGGGATGGCCGTCACGGCACAGAATCAGACATGAGGCGTTCTTACCACACCTGGAAAGAAATGCTTGTTACGGGGGAATCTATCGCGATTAGAAATGATCGAGTCGAAATTGAGAGGTTTGATTGTGAATGAATATCCTGAATGGGTTGATACTGTTACCCTGCAAAGAAAAGAACGAGAAACCGCTGGTATATTCCCCTGTCTGGAATGCGGTGAAGACCTTTTCGATAGAACCAGGGCCGGATATTGCGAGCCGTGTGCTAATCAGATAAATAATTAGTTTACTTTTTGGACTTTTTTTGGTATATTATATTTAATAGATTGCTGTAGACAATCAAGCGACATGCGGCCACAAAGGCATGAGAAACCCCTTGATATTGATGTCTACAGCATCATTGATAGGGGTTTTTTGTTTATGTGGTCTTTTTTCGCAAAGCTCAAATCCATAACCCAGAATGAACTTTCGAGTTGCTATTTACTAACCTCAACCAACAAAGATGACCCCTTATGGGTTCTGGGTTTCCTGATAAGCTCCCCAGTAAGAGGACATTCAGGCTCTACATTGATCACCGAAATAACCCAAAGCATCGCTTTGGTAATTGTTTTGCTGGTCATGCCTGGATTAACCGAGAAAAGCACGCGGCAGGTCTTGTCTATTCCCTCGTCGCAACATGTGGAGAGAGAGATTTCAGGCATTTATGCTTGATTAGCCTTTCTGACAAACGGATTGATTCACTAGGTCTAAAGTGTTCAGTTCGAGCAATTTCCACTCAATAGACCTTTTAAGTTCTTTTTAAGCATGGGGCGTGGCACTGACCACGTTATCAAAGAATAGAGGGGGTGACTTTAAATGAAAGAATCAAAGAAGAAAAAAGGCCCTGAAACCTACACAAATGAACAAGCGTTTGAGATTGTAATTCCCGCGCTTGACCTTCTCCAGGCACGGCTTGAAAATGGATGCAAAATAGTCCAGCAGAGCGGCGGGTGGTGTTTGAGGGATAGTGACGACGTTTGTGTGTGTTTTGGGCAAACGATCAGTAAAATGCTCATAAGTCTAATATTTACAGAATGTTAAAATGTTTTGACATTTCCGGTAATTAATATATGATGAATTGTAGATCGAGTCAATTAGAACTGGAGGGGGTGGAATGGAAGGATTGGCCGAATTAGCAAAAGCAGTCATTGGAGTCATGAAAGATGTCAGAGGTATGGAGAAGGGATCTCATGTTGGTTCAGGTAGAAGCGCATATGATGGGACAAAAGATCAGGACGTTAAAGATGCGTTTAACAGCGCGATGGTTAATCATGGACTCTGCATTTTGCCGGTAGAGATTAAAGAGGAGACAAAAATAGATAGATGGGAGGCTCCTGATCCCTACAAAGAAGGGAAGAAAGTAACAAAGCAGAGCGTTTTTACCAAAGTCTTAACTCGATATCTACTCCTGCATGAGTCGGGGCAAAGCAAAATTATATCTGGCTATGGACATGGGGTCGATCCTCAAGATAAAGGCGCAGGTAAAGCAACTACATACGCTCTAAAAAATGCGTTACTACTGACATTCTTGACCCCAGTCGGGAAAATGCCAGACACAGACGAAACGCATTCTGGAGATATTGAGACAAAGCCCAGCCAGAACGGAACAAGGCCGAAAGCAGAAAACGAGATAACGAAAGATTATAAATTTTTGCACCAAGTCGGGATGGTCAAAGCTGAACTTTTTGAGGCAGTCGGGGGCGAAGTAGGCGAGAAACTTTACCGCGCAGAACTAAAAATAAGAGGATGCAAAAAATCAAATGAATTATTGGACAGAAAAGACCAAGTGGGGTTCTATCAGGCCATTGGGGTCTTGATCGAAGAATCCAAAAAGACGGAGGCAGAAAATGGCAAATAGCTCGGTGGTGGTACAAATGGGGCATCTAACCAGAGATATTGACATTATGACGACAACATCAGGCGTTACGATAGCATCGTTCGGGTTGGCAACCAATCATAAATATAAAGACAAAGAAGAGGTATGTTTTATTGATGTCAAAATCTTCGGGGCATTGGCTGAGAATTGCGTCAAATATCTCTCGAAAGGATCGGCTTGCCAGGTAATCGGTCGGTTGTCTTTGGACAGATGGGATAAGGACGGCGTTAAACATCAAAAGCATGTGATTGTTGCAAGCTCTGTTGTTTTTCTGAGTTCAAAACAAGGTAATAATGAAGATGATCAGGTTCCGTTTTGAAGAAAAATTATCTTTACCTGGACATCGAAAAGCGAAAAGAAATAGATGCCTACCTAGAAGCATCCGGAGGGGAATTCGCAACCGACAATCAGGAAAAAGAATATGACCGCCTTGACTGGTCGATTGATGCAAATGTGGTTGATTACATAAAAGCCTGGAAAGAAAAAAAGGCTTTAATTGACTCAATTAAAGCCGAAATAACCCGCATGAAGGACTACTTGGATGCAGAGGTAAAAAGACAAGAAAGTATTGAGCAGTCTCTTAGGTTTGCCCTTGACGATAGGCATACGGAAAGCCTTGATTACGGGATTAACTCGGTATCTTTATGTAATGTCGCACCATCACTTCCTCCAGCAGAAGAAATAGAAGATATGGTGCCAGATGCCTACAGGATAGAAATACCTGCCACATCAAAGGTTGATCGTCGGCTTTTGTTAAAGGGGGTCAAGGCTGGAGACGTTTTCGGCATAGAATTAATTACTGATAAAAAACGGTTGAAGGTGTCATGAAGTATATTATGCCAATAAATATAGTTTTCAAAGGATTGTTCCCAGGCCCAAGCCGAGAGCCACAAGGTCGAGTCCTTACATCACAACTTAAATTACCTATAACGTAGAGATAACACGCATACTACAGACACAACCCTAATGCAGATAAGGTGATGTGATCTATACAAAATACATAAATCTAAAGAAAGCGCATTTACGATTTTTATTACGGGTCTCAAGGCTTTTAAAACAAAAGTCAAACGTAATAAAAAATAGTACACTTATGACACCAACGTAATATACAGTGTACTATTTTTTATGCCTTGAGTGCAACCTTGGCTTTGTGTTTTATTATTTCTCATGTTGCATGCTCGGCACGGCGATGAGATTACGAAGTGTTCTGCGGTCGGGTTGAGTGATTGGTTGGATTTATTAGAGGTAGGGCATGGCAAACATTGGAAAAGCAATGAAGGAAGATATGGCAATCCTTAATGGCCACGGGTCTTATGGTCATTTTAGCTGTAATCACTTGTTAGATTTGGATGATTTAGGCGGTGATGGATACCCTACAGTAAAAAGCTTGGAGAACATATCAAATTATACGGGCGACTTTTATCACTTGATTGATTCAATTTCTTTCATGTTTTCAGAATACGGGAGATGCGAATTAAGTAGATGTGGCAACAGGTGGGAGGTTGATACCGGAGGATGGAGCGGATGCGAAAGCGTTATTTCAGCTTTAGAAAGAAACCGTCTTTTTTGGGCTAAATGTTGGTTTCTTTCTAAACGGGGAGGATATTATGAATTCATGACTAAAATATAACGTAGAGCTAACCCGCCGCCCTACGACACAAACCGAAGGCCGAGAATTTTTTCGGTAGGTTTAGAGGTTAGTTGTGTTGTCGAAGAATGGAGGAAATTGTGAAACTATTAATAGATTGCGATTGTGGTGCAGATATCCTTAAAGTCGAAAAGATTTGGGAAGATAAAAGCAAGGGTCAATATTTGATTTGGCTCTGTATGTATAAGGGTGGATCGATGCACTGGTGGAACCGAGTCAAAGCCTCTTGGAATTATTTTTTATATGGGGAGTTTTTTTATAATGATATTACTTTGGATCAAAATCAAATGGATGAATTCATTAATTTTCTAAACACAGTTAAGGCAAGCGAAGTTGTATAATATTGAGTAACGCCAATGTTCAGCGGGCCGCAACGGACTTTGAGGCGACGCAAGGCGTAAACGGCTCCGCTGGAACGACTGGTTAGCTGGAAAAGGAGCGAAGATGAAGATTTTATGTAAAACAAGTAATTGTCGTGGAGAAATGAAGCCTGGTATTGCTACAGGGCAGACGTTTGGATTGCATCTTGATTTTATTGGTGAACCCCCTGGAAGAGGCTGTACAATGTCGCCGGGAGGTCCGGGGAAACTTATCTCTGTTTTGAAATGTGAAAAGTGCGGGTATAGTTTTTCCATCTAACGACCGGATCACCCGCCGCCCCACGGCTACCAAAAGAAGATAATACGAGGACTGCTATAGTATTGTCTTTCGTTTTATCATCATCTGAAAGACTGAAAATAAGAGACAATAACGCCCATGGAACAGCAGCAGAAAACATTCTCAATACCCACTCTGGCAAACTGAAGGGAGTAAAACTATGATTTATATAAGCATTAAGATCATCCGTAAGTCTCTTGTGGATTTTCAGGAAGTCATTATTGATAGATTTTTTTATATTATCTTCAAGTGCTACCAGTTTATCAAGAAGTGTTGTTGCTCTTTCAATTCTGCTCAGTCTAAAGTGACCCGTATAATTTTCGTAAGTGATGATTATCGCAACGACCAGAAAAGATAGTGTCAAAATGAACAACAATCGTTTCCATGTGAAGTCAGTTACTAATTTTTCAAGGAACTGAAATATAGGATCGAACATATTAAATTATGAGTCCTAACGTAGCGGTAAACCGGCCGCTGAATGAATTGAATAAAATAGGAGGGTAATAATGACAACTTGGGGAATGTATTGGTTTACAAGATTAGACAATCTGCAAGGATTAGGAGTAGCAGGGGCAATTGCATGTGGTGTCGGTCTTTTTGGTTTAGTTTTGGTATCAACAATAGAAGGGACTGACCACGCTAATAAATGGGGTTTTAAGTTAGGTTCTTTTTTTTTATGTTTCTCCTTCTATCGCTATTTACCCCCACTCAGAAAGAAGCTGCGGAGATTTGGTTGATACCAAAAATGTTAAATAACGAGCAGATCGGCAATATAGTCGCTAATTCTTTGGAGATATTGGAAGCTAAAACCAAGGAATATCTTGATGATTTAGCTGAAAAAGAAAGCAACTGACGGCTGGGTATTTTCCACCCAACGTAGCGATAACCCAGCCGACAACGGGCCAGCCTGAAAGCCGCGAAGTATTACCGGCTCGGGTTGATTGCCTGGTTGGGTGGATAAATGGAGGGTGTAAAATGGAAGACTTTTCTGCATGGGAAGCGATATTGAAATTGCTAAATAAGGCGGAGTATATGGGGGTAGTTTATGAATATGATGATGGATATAAATCCTTTATCTGCCCTATATGCAAAAAAAGGGAAGGGCATGGGCATTATTCTGGTTGCGAATTGGAAAACGCAAAATCAATAATTAGTTCGATGCTTTATAGTTAAATAGATGATGGTATTATTTTCCATCCAACGTTGAGCTAACCCGCCGCCCAGAGACCCTGCCAGAAGGCCGCAAAGTAATGCCGAGTCGGGTTCATTGCCTTGTTAGGCATTTTTGGAGAACAGACATGAAAAACTGTAATGATTGCAAGTATTCAGAATGGGATAAAACAAAAATTGGGAGACTTCACCCATCCGGTTCTGGGAGATGTACTTATCCATTTGAGGTTCCAGCCCTGCCACAGTCAATGTATTGGGTCGGTAAAAATACACCCCACCCAAACGGTGGGCAGATAAATAGAAAACATGTATTTGAAAACAATTGCGTATATTATGGCCCAGCCTAACGTTTAGTTAACCCGCCAGCTACCGGCACAACCTAAAATCGAGAAGCGTTACCTGGTCGGGTTTATCTACTGGTTAGGTTTGTTTTAAGGATGTATTTTATCTTTAATTTGTTTTCTCTGATCGCTTGACATAACCGCTTATGATATGTTAATTTAGATCATGAGCAACGCGCAAACAAACAAGGAGAAAACAAAATGATCGAATCTGGACTATTAAAAGCTGAAAATTTAGGTGGGAATGCTTTTCTTAATGGCGCAATGAGTGCCCCATTCTTAGATGCAGAAATGATGAGAATGCTTGAAGGAAACAAAGACAGAGACAACGGAATAAGGTTGATGAAAGCGTGGCACAAAGGATATTACAACGCAAATGTGGTGGCGATGGATGCGATGCCCACACTGTAAAAAGGGAATAGATGACAAAGAGATTTCTGCCTATCTTGGTTCAAAGGGTGGGCGGACTTCTAAGCGAGAAATTTCAAAAGAGGCACAGGCAAAAATGCAAACCGCAAGAAAAAAGTCAAAACCAAAACAGAAAAAGACTGCAACCTAACGCTCGGGTTAACCGGCTCGGCGACGACTGGGTGTGAAATCGAGAAGCATTACCGCGTCTGGTTTAACCCCTGGTTAGATTGATTGGAGGTAAGACGATGAAAAGAAAAGAAGACATTCAAAAGCCAAAAGAATTAAATAGCTGGGATTTCTCTGACAGAATCCAAGTCCCAGATGGGTATGATTTAAAGACTATCCCAGATATGACAAGAGATAATATGCAAACCCTGATAGAAGAACACAATCACTTAGTTCGAGTTGTGCTGAGAATATGTCAGGAGAAGCAAATAATATTTGAAATCTAACGTTGAGCTAACCCGCCGCCCACAGACACAACCCGAAGGCCGCGAAGTGTTATGCGGTCGGGTTGAGCGACTGGTTATCTCATTTTGGGGTATGTGATGGTTTTTCAATTTTCTCTGGTTCATTTTCTTGCTCTGCTAGTTGTCTGTTCGATCCTTGGTTTTTCTGCTGGATATTTTTCAGGTCGCCGAAAACTTGTTCAAGAGCTTGTGAAATATTTACTTCAACATGGACAATCTGATTTGGCGAATCGGGTTTCTGTTTTGAGAAATGAAGACAGACCATAACAATAATTGCAAAATACGCGGCAAGTTCTGCAGCATTTTTTGGCAAGAAGCGAGATAATGAGGAAAGAAATGGGAACTTTCTGGAAATTTCAGTTTTTATTTCTTCAGCGTTCGCGCCATTAAGTGCCTTATTTCTCAGAAATTCAATAGCGTAAAGGACAAGATTGCATTCAATGGTGTTAAAGATTCTTGCTGAAGCATGAGTGTATATCCCATCTGGAATTTTTCCAGTGCCTTTGCATTTTGGGCATGGGCAAGCCTTATTCCCTATGGATTGAACCGAAAGAAGAGGGCCAGTACCAAAAATGCTATTGGAGAACCAAACTGTTTCGCAATGCGGCGTTTCGCAAATCACTGGGACTAGAGGTTGCATATTTTATTAACCTTTGTCGAGATAACGCTCGGGTTAACCGGCGCGACTAGGGCAATATGTGAAATCGAGAAGTGTTACCGCGTCGGGTTTAACCCCTGGTTGGGCAGATTTAAGTATGGATCTTTATTTTGCTTTGTTGAATACGCTTGACAGTTACATCGTGACTATGTTAATTTAGATCATGAGCAACGCGCAAAACAACAAAGGAGAAAATAAAATGAGAACATTAATTGATAATAGAAAAGACGCTGCGGATATATTGGTTGAATATGCAAACGGTGGCAGCTTCACACTAAAATTGCAAAACAATGTTGACCTTGGAAACCGACGCGGAATAAAGGCCACATATGAAAATGGCATGATCGAGGTGACGACTAAAAAGCTGGATAGTCTCTCTAAATTATATAAAGTTGAATGCAATTTTTAATCACATGCCGATGACCAGCGCGGAAAAGATGACCGCCCTTCGGAAACGTCGGGCGGAAGCTGGGATCGTAGAGCGCACATACTGGGGCAAAGAAGAAGATCACAAAAAAATGAAAAATATTGAGTCCGCTTTGTTGGCTAGGATTAAAAGGGCCAACATGAAAAAGATTGAGACCTAACGTAGCGATAACCCTGCCACCAAGGGCACGATCTAAAATCGACGAGTAACACTGCTCGGGTTGAGGGACTTGTTGTATGGAAAAGGAGAAACGACATGACCCATTCATTGAAGATTGAAGAGCCGTATTTAGAAGCAAAATTAGACGGACATAAATTGTTTGAAATAAGATTCAACGATAGGGGTTTCCAGAAAGGGGACACAGTAGAATACACTGAGTATTCCTCCTCTACTTTTGAGTACACCAAACACTATTTTGAGATAACTTACGTCGTTGTCTTCTGCCGGTGGTAACAGACCTTCACGAATATTAACCTGTATCGAGGGCAAGATTAGCCG